TCCTTTATACGCGCGTCTGCGTTCTTGGTGTGTTTGGTTTTAAACAGCAAATCACTGGTAGCGTTCATCATAAAAGTATTTAGACAAACAGTATCTACTACCTTTACTGTACTTTTCATGGCTAGTGTACCATCATGGCTAGAACCGATCCAGACCTTAGGTACTAACATAGTACCTGAAATCTCGAAGTTAGGTAGATCACTGTGTTCTAACTCAACAAACAGCCACCTGTTGCCCCTCATTTCACCATTACCAGTGATTACATAGCCTAACTCAACTAATTGATCCGCTACGCCTTCAATCTGTTCCATACCAATAGTAACTGTACTATTTCTGGCAATGTGCAATATTTCAGGTACTGTACTAGTACCATCCTTTAATTGCCGGTTTACAGCGTGAAAGTCACTAACCTTCTGATATTCACCACTCACCTCAATAAATACAGGTACACTGGCAACAGTGTGTTCAAACACTGGTACTGGTTCCTGTTCTGGTTCTGGTGTGTAATCAGGTTCACTGTCTGATAATTCCTGTAGCTCAACAATTAATGAATCTAAGCTCTTGTCAGGATTATCCTTTAGGTATTGCCGCATTCCATTACTACTCATTGTTTTATTTCCTTCCTTATTTGTTTAATATACAACAGATACCGTACCTATTGTATAATTACGGTGCTACTATTTGGGTCGGCGCTCAACTCTATTATATGGCTAACTGGATTTTAAACATCAGGATTAACTGACCTATAATATGTCAAGGGCACCTCATAAATGACCGTTTATTGCCCGCTGTCCCTGAGGACGGGCGCAAGCCGAAGCATTGAATTGTCAATAAGCAATTCATGCTACGCTCGAGATTCAAATAAGTTCCTTGTCGACAATCCAGAACAGGTAATATTGCTGTGGTTTGGATATTCTAACCTGTTTTTCATGTACTTTCGATATGACTTTTTCAACTTGGGAATCTCAACCTGAATCTGGAAAAGACCGGCGCCCCCCTTTTATAAAAGAGAGGCAGACATAATCATATAATTTTTTTAAAATTTTTGGAATTAGTAGAGAGGCCGTGTCTTTAATGTCGTTTACATGGCCTGAGGTGCTTATTTGATCATTTGCGCTAAAAATTAAGGATTTAGCAGTTTGGATTAGTAACCAGATTTTCTGGCGGTACTATTGATACTATAGTTACTATGGTACTATTAACTTACTATAGGTACTATAGTTACTATAGTATAAAGGGGGGGTACTATTATTAATAATACTATTATTACTAATACTATTAGTACTATATAGTACTATAGTACCGTCCGAACCGGACGATTGAATTTATTATATAAAGTGATATAAGTCAAGTAGAAAGTATTATATTGAAAAGATTTTTAAAGCTATTTATATTCTAAGATGGATTTGTACGATTGTGAACGATCTTTAGAGTTGGGCCCATCCATTGAGATATTAAAGGATTTATCGGATAAGTTCAGGTCTTCCGGTGATTACAAGTATATTATGCAGATGCTGGTTATAATTGACGATTTGGATGTTCCGATACTGATGTATGCTACGGATGTGGAGGCTGAGGCATAGTGCATTCAAAGGTAGTAAAGGGAGTTGAGTACACTTTATACAGTGATGAAGCTGAATTCCGCGAAAAGCACCCTGAGGAGGAAGTAATTGAAGATTGGCGCAGTGCTATCGTTGGGCAGTGGATAAAGTCAGATGATGGTAAGATAATGCAGATCATTGAAAGGTGGAGTATGAAGGATACTAGTACCCCGAGTAAAAAAAAGAACGATTTTATTAAGACTTTGATGGGAATTGCTTCAACTGGTAAGTACACTAAGCTTGCTGGTGAGCCCGCTAAGAAGGTGCATTGCTTTATAAATTACAAACAGGGTGGTAATGCTACTTTTAGAGAGAAGAATTTTGCAAAGATGGTAGCAATGGGTGCTGACCCCACTCAGGCTTACTTAAATTGTTATGAGACAAACAACTATGATTATGCGCACCGCAGTTCTTTAGCGCTATTAAGAAAAAAAAGGGTAACAACTATGGTAGAAAAAGAGGTTGAGCTATTATTAGGCGATCTAGGTATTAGTAAGACTTATTTACTGGAAGAGATGAAGAATGTCGTTGACAACAGGAATGCAAGAGATGGTGATAAGCTCAGGGCATTAGAGACATTAATGAAGATATCGGGGTTATTGAATACCGACAAGAAATCAGAATCAATAGCTTTAATACAGGAATTCACTGGTTTCTCAAAAGAGAAGCTAAAAGCCTTTGAACAGGGCTTATTACCGGAGACAACAGAATGATTGTATACTATAATAATAATACTACTAACTATGCTTTTCCTTACTATATTTCCTATCCTAAGTCTTTGAGAGTAAAGTTATATTGAAAGAGGATATAACTAATTTTAATATAGTACCGCCGCCCAATGTAATGGCCGAGCGGGACGAGATACTTTCTAAGGCTTATAATGATCTCGTATTTTTTGGCCGTGCCTTTTTACCGCGAGATTTCATAAATAAGTCCGCTTCCCCTAATTTTCACTTCGATGTATCAAAAAAGCTTATTTCTACCAAACCCGGAGGTAGAACCTGTATTGTCATGCCGCGTGGTTTCGGCAAGTCAATACTATCTAAAGCCGCTATTATGTACAAACTATGCTTCTCTGGCGAAGATCAGCAACATTTTGTTGCTTGGGTCTCAGAAGAGCAGAGTCAGTCCATTGATCACTTAAAATATTTAAGAAGTCACTTCGAGGTAAATAAAAAAATAAAGTACTACTTTGGCAATATGGACGGCGGAAGAGCCGGTAAGAGGTGGACAGAGAAAGATATTGTCACTCCCAAGGGTGATCGAGTTATTGCCAAGGGTACTTCCCAGAGATTAAGGGGGCGGGCAGAGGTAGACGTAAGATACACTGGTATTGTTCTTGATGACTTTGAATCCGAGTTAAACACGAAAACACCGGAAAGAAGGTCGGAGATCAAGAAATGGGTAGTATCTACGGTATATCCTGCGCTAGAGGAGACTCCGGGTAATGAAGGGTGGATATGGTTGGCCGGTACCATTGTTCATTATGACAGTTTCCTGCAAATGGTATGTGATGGTTACAAGCGAGCGATGAAGGATGGACGTACTTATCCGTGGGATGTGGTCTTCCACAGGGCCATTGAAGATGGTAAGTCAATTTGGCCGGATCAGTTCTCGGTAGAGAAGCTGGAACACAAGAAGCGAGAGTTCATCGAAGCGGGGCTGGTAAACAAGTTTGCGCAGGAATACATGAACGATGCCCGCGATATTGCCAATGCCGCGTTCAAGATAGACAGAATCCAGTATTATAACGGTGTTTATAGCAATCAGAGTGGTTTTAACTATATTATTGAAGGTGATGACGCAATTCCTATAAATGTATACCTCGGTGTTGATCTGGCGGCCACAGCATCAGATACCTCAGACTTTCAGGTTATATTGGTTATGGGTATAGATGCGCACAATAACCGTTACGTTCTTGAATACTTTCGCGAGAGGATACCAACATTTGATGTACCGCCGAAAATTATTGAGCTGGCGAAGAAGTATTCACCGGTACGAAGGGTTACTATTGAAACAGTAGCGGCTCAGGAAATGGTAAGAGATATGGTCACCCGCATGAGTGCCAACGAGAAAAGACTCATGCCGGGGATATTTAAGGGAGTGAAGCCGCCGGCACGTATAAAGAAGGAAGATCGGCTGGAAACAACCATTGGGCCCATTGTTAATTCCAAGAAGCTGTACCTGCAAAGACATATGACCGAATTGGTTGATGAACTGTTTGAACACCCCAAGCCCCGTAACGATGATATCATGGACGCCCTCTACTATGCTGACTATTTTTCCAGAGCCCCGAAATCGCAGAAAATACCGAAAGATGAGATAAATTCGGAAAAGGACGATAAAAGAGAATTTACATTCAAAAAAACTTATAATTGGATAACAGGATCACGTACTTTCTAATAATATAAGATTTTTTAGCTTCTCCTCTTAAATTATATTGTTTATATAATTTCCTCTTTATAATTTACCCTCAGTATTTTTTTATAAAATACGCCATAATACATGAAGGGCATGCCACATTTCCGACAGTATCCGATGGGCGACACAGTCCCCGGCTATATAATTGACCAAGACGACCCCCAACAAAAAGTACAAAGAGAAATAGCCGTAGAACCCGGAGAATACATTGTCAGGCGTGAATCAGTTAACGCTCTTGGCGTTGACAATATGGAACTCCTAAATCATGCCGATGGTGCACATGGTGCATTAAATAAGCTAATGGTCTCAGCATCATTAGTAAATCATCAGCCTCAGGATAACACTTCAGTTAAAACAGAAGCAAACGGTTTCCCCATTGCCGATTCCCCGGTACGGCAAAGAGTAGACGCTACCCGCCAAATGCAGGATGGTGGCCCAGTTGAAGAAGGCCGCAGTGTTCGGGACTATCTAGGGTCTTTACAGGAAAACTATCAAAAATATCAAGGTGATGTAATGACCGAAGCTGGTGATTCAAGATTTAATCCGTCAGGACAGTTCACCAGAGAAGGTTTAGCGGAAGAATATAATTTCCCACTGGAAGAAGCTAAGTTTGATACTTTATATGGATATGGAACACCCGGAGCTAGAGATGCGGCGATAAACATTAATTTGCCTAATTGGAAAATAAAGCACACATCCCATATGAGCACAGATAAGTATGGAGAGTTTGAAGAGAGCGAAAGAAAAATCAAAGATCAAATGACGAAAGAACACTCACGCGCATCTATTGATCTTGGCAATATGCTAGGGGGAGATTATGGTGAAGCTATTGAAGCTGAAAAAGCTGGGTATCTAGATATGGGCCCATATGAGCAACATGAATATACAATGGGCAAGTCAAGGAAAGTAATTGAAGCGCATCGGAAAAGAGAAGAAGAAAAGAAAAAAGAACGAGAAGCGTCTCCAGAGTATAGAAAAATGATGATGGAGGGTCTCGGTATGAAAAGCGATGAAGAGTATGATAAGTTTTTAGAAATGAAACGTAGGCTTGGTGGTGGCTATCAACAAGGTGGAGAAGTAAGAGATGTCCCTTCTGGTAATTGGGGGCCAAAAGGTGCTTATAATGAAGCCCTACGAAAAGCTAGAGAAGAAGACATGGGTTCTAATGACCTAAAAGCATTAAGTCTTTTAGAGCAGTTACGCTTGTTGAATGCTGGGACAGGAGTAGAACCAGAAAGGTTAGAACAGCTAAATCCAGAAAGACCAATAAAAAGAAGAGAATCTCTTTTTGAGAGCCCTGACAGTTCTGAGTATAATATGCCGACAATAGAAATAGACCCAAGTGGTTTTAGAACTCCTATAATGAGAGCGCCATCTGATAATTATAGTGGAAGCGACGTTAAAAAGAATTTAAATATTTTAATCCCCTATCTTCAAAGTTATGGTCGGATGAAAACACCAGCGCAAGAAAGAGATGAATTTTTATATGATAGATTGGGCGTTGATCCTGAAAACCCTCCGATGCAATTACAGGGTTTAAAAGGTAGAGCCTTATTACAGCGTTATGGAAACGAACAGCAGTAATGCCCTTAGAGACTGACAGCAAAGCTGAACATAATCAGGAATTGTACCGCCAGTGGCGGGACTCAAGGGCTGACTGGGACACGGAAGCCCGTTATGATATTGACTTCTTTCTTGGTAACCATTTTACCAGTGATGAGTCAGATGAGTTACAGGCCCGCAATCAGGCCGACGTTCCAATGGACAGGATCGGGCCGGCAATAGAAAAATTTAAAGCAGTATTAACATCTCGTCCTCCAGCGTTTACTGTTACCCCGCGTGAGGACTCTGATGTGAAATTAGCTACGCTATGGCGTACCATAATGAGTTATATCTGGGAAAACTCAGAAGGTGATTGGCAATTAAAAGAAGCTATCCATGATTATGCTATCACTGGCATGGGCTATATGTATGCCTATATTGACCCAGAATCAGATTTCGGTAGAGGTGACGTCAAGTTCACTTATGTTAACCCTTTTCGGGTCTATGTCTCTCCATCCACCAGAAACAGGTGGTACGACGACGCTGAAGGCGTCATTCTCT